ACCCCTTCGGGGGGCCGGTGTGCCGGGACGACCCCCCACCTAGTAGTATAATACCTCATATAATACCCCATACCATATTGCCCGACTTGACAAACACGTATTCGATATGATATACTGAAAGTGAGGAGGGCTAACTTATGGCGCGTCAAAAGCCGAAGTATGATTGGCCGACAATTCAAACGGAGTATGAAGCAGGCGCGTCAATGCCCGAGCTGGCCGAAAAATACGGCTTCGCCGAGAGTACTGGCTACCGCCACAAGCGGAAAGAAGGTTGGAAGGAGCGGGAATCCGAAAAGCCCGCTCTCGACCACAGGACCCGGAAGATGGTTCTCGACCGCTTGGCAGGAGAAGAAGCCGAACTGCGGCAGAAATACGCTGACCACGTTGATCAGCTTCGGGCTATGACGATGGAAGAAATCCGGTCCGCCAACCCAAATTGGTCCAAGATGAAGGCCCTAAGGGCGGCGGCCGACATTTTACGGTCGCTCAAGGAACTAGATTGGGACATTCGAAAGTTACGTGACGCGGCTAAACAGGACGACGACGAAAAGCTCGCAGAAGTGGTAGACGCTATGATGGAAGCGGCAGGTGAAGAGGAATGAGTTACTACACGCCAAAACAGCGTCGAGCTATTAAAAACGCGAATGCGCGTTGGAACTTCTTCACCGGAGCGGTGCGGTCCGGCAAAACCTACGTGGCCAACGAACTTTTGCTGAAGCGCTTGAGGGAGCTTCCCGACGGCCGCCGGGCAATTATTGGCAAAACCGAAGTGACCATAATGCGGAACGTGCTGGACCCACTGCAACAGAAATATGGCGAATCCCGGGTGTCCGACATCACCGGCAAGAAACGGACTGCTACCATCTTTGGTAAGGACTTTTGGTGTATAGGCGCGCACGACCAGCGCTCGGAGAAGAAACTTCGGGGTGCCGGCTTTCAGTACGTTTACGGCGACGAGGTTACGACGTGGCCGGAGCAGTTCTTCACGATGCTGAAATCGCGTCTGGACCAACCGAAATCACGTTTCGACGGCACCTGTAACCCGGAAGGGCCGTATCACTGGTTAAAACAGGATATGCTTGACCAAGAAGATATACTGGACCTTTTCCACTTGCACTTCACTTTGGACGACAACACCAAACTGGACCCCCATTTTAAAGAACAACTTAAAAAGGAATATACCGGCGTCTGGTATGACCGCTACGTTCTCGGGGAATGGACTTTGGCCGAAGGGCTGATTTACGATTGCTTCGACCGCAGGCGGCACGTGCGGACCTCTTCTGAAATCCCGAACTCGTTCGACAGATACTGGGTTGGGATTGACTACGGAATGTCGGCACCCACCGCGTTTATTCTCATTGGTCTAGCGAACGACGTGCTGTATGTTATAGACGAATTTAAGACGGAACCCAGCGCAACGGAAGCCGACAAAACCGACGTGGAGTTGGCCGACGACTTCATCCACTGGTTGGGTGACACCGAACCGAAGTGGATTTTAATTGACCCGTCCGCGAAATCCTTCCGGCTTCAGCTCTACCGAAAACGACACCAACACCCGGCGCTTGCCAAGGTAGCCAAGGGGAACAACGAGGTTCTGGAAGGAATAAGGGAGGTTTCCTCTTTGATGTCGCTTGGTCGCTTGATAGTGGCGGACCACTGCCGGGAAACGCTCAAGGAGCTTCAACTTTATTCGTGGGACATTGACGCGCAGAGGGAAGGCGTTGACAGGCCTAAAAAGGGCAGTGATCACTTGATGGACGCTTTGAGATACGGTGTGCGGGGGATTAACCCGTCCGTTCGCGACCGTTTGCTAACAGCTGGAAGGAGGGCCGCTTAAGAAATGATACCAAAAGAAGACCAACAATGGCCGCCAAGAGAATGGAAAGAAGTTTATGACCGCTACAAAGAATGGGCGGCGTGGTACTCCGGCGACCCCAACCGGATTGCGGAAATTCACAGCGGTTTGGTTTACACGCCGAGTCCGCAGGGCAGGTTTTGGGCGAAGCAGGTGCGCGATGAACGGCGGACGATGCTTCATGTCCCGATAGCTTCCGACATAGCCGGAACCTGCGCCGATTTGGTGTACGGAGAACCACCGACAGTTACTATACCGGAAGCACACGCCGAGGAAGCTCCAACCGACGCCATTAACACCCAAGACAGGCTTGATGAGATAATGAGCAAAAACGATATGTACTCCCGCTTTTTGGAGTCCGCCGAAACGGCAACCGCGCTCGGGGGCTGTTTTCTTAAGGTAAACTGGTCGAAGGACATCGCCGATTACCCGCTGGTCACTGTGGCGCAGGCCGACTCGGCCATCCCGGAATTCAAGTGGGGCAAGCTGGTCCGCGTAACCTTTTTCAAGAAGCTTCGGGAAGAAAAGCGCTGGGGCAAGCAGGTGGTCTTAAGGCACATTGAGCATCACGAGCGGGGCCTCATCCAAAATAAGCTCTACGCTGGAACCCGCAACACGCTCGGGCGTGAAATTGAACTTGAAGCTGACCGCCGGACTAAAGACCTACAGGCTGAAATTGAAACTGGAATTGACGATTTGTTGGTCCGCTACGTACCAAACAAGAAGCCGAACAGACTCTGGCGGTCTTCACATCTGGGGCAGTCCGACCTCTCCGGCCAAGAAGGGTTGATGGACAGTCTGGACGAAACCTACACCAGCTGGATTAGGGACATTCAATTGGGCAAGTCCCGGATTTTGGTCCCGGAAATTTATTTGGACTACGACGAAACCAACGAAGACCTGTACTTTCCAGAAGACAAATCGATTTTCACCCCGATGGCGATGGGACCCGCCGGTGACGAGGGCGCGGGAATAACGCTTAACCAATTCAAAATACGGACCGAAGAACACGCCGACACCGCAAAGGAGCTTCTCGAAAGGATTATTTCCGGCGCCGGCTACGCCCCGCAGAGTTTTGGTCTTAGAATAGAGGGTCGGGCCGAGTCCGGAACGGCGCTTAAGATACGGGAGCGGAAGAGTTTTAAGACCAAGGAGAAGAAGCAGGAACATTGGCGCCGGCCCAAGGAAGAAATTCTGCAGGTTGCTCTCTTGGTCGATTATGAAATATTCGACAACACCGAGATTGACCCAAACTACAGGCCGAACATGGACTTTGGGCAGGCAATACCGGAAGACCCGGCCGAAATAGCCGACTCCATTCAAAAATTGGACGCCGCGGAAGCGGCTTCGGTGGAAACCAAAGTTCGCTGGGCGCACCCGGATTGGTCCGACGAACAGGTTCGGAAAGAAGTTGAAAAAATTAAGGAAGAACAAAACATCGGACCGGTGGAAGACCCGATGTCAATGGAGATGCCTTAAATGCCCGGTATGACTGATTTTGTGGCCACCAGTGTGGCGAGGGTGTACGCGCAGGCGGAAATTGATATCTTAAAAATGATGAAAGACAGGTTGGGCCACGACGGCGTGCAGGAACCCACGTACTGGCAGGAAGAAAAGCTCAAACAGGCCCGCAGGCTTCGTCGCGAAATTGAACAGAACACTGAACAGAAGCTCAACGATTTTGTGGACGATGACCTAAAAAAGGCGCTGGCGAGGCTTCAACTGCAGGGCAAAGACGCGTTTCACGACGACCTCGAGGAGTTGGCCGGCAAAGATCGGCTGGACTCGGTAAGCCACGCAACAAAAGACTGGTATAAACCGGACTACGAAGCTTTGGTGGCTTTACACGAAGAACTTGCCGGCCAAACCAAAAGCATCAACCGCCGGATTGCCCGGGACAGCGAAGACGCGTTTCGGAAATGCGTAGCGCGTGGCGCCGAACACGCCATAACTGGCGTTGGTACCATCGAAGAGGGCGTGCAGAGAACACTTAACGAGTTCGCCAACGAAGGCATAACCAAGGTGACCGACCAGTCCGGGCGCACGTGGCAGGCTGACACCTACGCCGAAATGGCCACCAGAACGGCTTCGGCCCGCGCCCACAGGCAGGGTCACATGAACAGGGCGGAAGCTAACGGATACGATTTGGTGATTGTTTCGGCGCACGCAGAAAGCTGTCCGGTTTGCGACCCGTGGGAAAGAGAAGTTTTATCCCACGAAGAAGACGACGTTTACACCTCGGTTGCTGAAGCCGAGGTCGAAGGGTTATTTCACCCGAATTGCGGCCACAGTCTGGCAACTTACATCCCGGGCTTGTCCAAGATAGACAGACACTTGGCGGAACCGGGCGGCGAAGAATACGAGGACCGGCAGAAGCAAAGGTATCTGGAGCGCGGCAAGCGGAAATGGGAAAGACGGAAGGCCGCCGCAGTTACCGAAGAGGAAGAAGCCAAATGTCAAGCCAAAATAAACGAGTGGGACGAGCGGCTCGATGAACACGTGGAAGAAACCGGAAGGTATAGAGAGTGGGGTCGGGAGAAACCGGGAGAAGGTGACCCCGAGCAGGCAGTGAAGGAATTCGGCGTGGACGAGATACCGGACCCGGACGAAATGCCCGAGGGTTACGAGGAAGACCCCATCGAAGAAGTAGATGAACCCACCAACCCGCTTAAAACTATAAATCAAACCAAAGGGGAGCTGGAAGAAAGCTACAGGGAAGCTCGAAGGTTGACCGAAGCGGGAGCCGGCCCCGATTGGTTGGAACAGCAGGAAAAAATAAAGGAAAAGCTCAAGGGCGACCCCGACATTGGAAAAGGCGCTATGGTGGAAATGACCGAATTCGCTATGCCGCAGATGGCCGAAGCCGCCGGGGTGGGCGTTGAGGAACTGGAAGAACACATCGAATGGGAACCCGGTTGGGAAGGCGTTAAAGCCAAGACCATCGACTGGGACAGTATGGCAGAAGCGCTCGGCCCCGAACAGATGGAACAGGCGCTGTCGGGACTTGCCGAACAGGATATGTTCGTAGAAAACTACATTGACCAAGTGAAGCAGGAATGGGATATGCACGGCGGCAAGGGAACGCCCAAAAGTGAAGCGGTGCAATACGTTTTACAAGAAGAGTTCGGGCTTGATGATGCCGCCACCGACCACTTCAACTACGATTTGGACGACCCGGAAATTCAAGCTTTCCTCAAGAGTGAAGGCGACGCCGTCAAAAAGGTGTGCAGGGAAATGTACAGCAACACGCAGGAATATCTTGAGGAGCAGGGCATTGACTCCGTGACGGTTTATCGTGGAATAAAATTTGACCCGGAAGACACGCCCGCCGATTTGGCTGATTTTGAATTCGGCGACGTACTGGAGAAAGGAGTCGTGGAAACCAGCACTCAACCGCTGTCGTCCTTCTCGGCAGACGCTCGAGAGGGGGCGAAGTTCGCTCACAGCTCCAAGGAAGGCCGGCGCGGTGCGGTGATGGCCGAAGAAGTGCCGCGGGACCGGGTGTTCTCTCTTCCCGGCACCGGTTTTGGTACTCACGGGGAACAGGAAATTGTCGTTATTGGCGGGGAAGATGCCGCCACTGTAGTTACCGGCTCGGGCGAAGAAATGACGGGCTATGCTCTCGGCGACAAAGACATTTTAGAGGAGGTAGCAACCGATGGTTAATCTCGACAGTGGACCAGCGGGGAACTGGACCCGGGCGATGCAGATTGCTCGTGAATATAAACAAGGTGAAATAGATGATGAGGAATTTAAGGAACGGTGCGAAATGGCCGACCTAGACCCGGCCGAAGTGCAGGAAATTTTGGAGGTGATTTAAATGCCCGACGGCTACAAGCGAATTGATGGTGAGCGCTTGGGGTTCTTTGAAGATAACAACGGCAACCGCCATTTCTATCAACCGGGGAATTCTAACGACAGGTTAATAGCCAAAGCGAAAGCTCGAAAGCACAATACGACTTCACCGGGTGATAAATTGAATCTGAAGGAACGAATGAGGTAATGCCTATCCCCCGGCCAAACGAAGGTGAAGAGTACGAGGAGTTCATTAGAAGATGTATGGGTGATGATGTAATGACGAGAGAGTTCGACGACGAGGAACAAAGAAGGGCAGTTTGTGAAATACAGTGGGAAGAATTTTCGTAACATTCTCGCCTTTTTGGTATTGTAGGCGTAAAAGAGCAAGACGGTGAATCGTGGAACGCCACCCACGTAAAATAACCGTAAAACCGAACGGCTAAAGGAGGGCCAAAAACGATGAATTTGGAAGACATCTTGGAAGAAGAACTTTTGGAAGCGGTCCGGGAAGCTCTACCGGAAGACACTGAGCTTATCGTGAACGACGGAAGTTACATCCCGCGGGAACGTCTGAACGATAAGAACGAGGAAATTCAATCTCTTAAGGATCAAATTCAAACCCACGAGGAGCAGATGAAACAGCTCAAGAACGATTCGCAGGCTTCCGGCGCCTTAAAGAAGAAAATCGAAGAATTGGAAGACGAGCGGAAGCAGATACAGCAGAACTATCGGCAGAAATTGAGAGAACAGCAAATAGAAAAGGAACTCATTCGTGCTAATGCACGGGAACCAAAGGCGGTCCGGCCGCTTCTGGACGAGGATGCAATCGAAATCGACGACGACGGAATTAAAGGACTTGAGGAACAAATCGAACAGCTTCGCGAGGAGAAATCATTTCTCTTCGCGGAACAGAAACCCACGCCATCCCACGCCGGCAGTGAAGGTTTTGGTGGCAACGATGACAGCGTGGTATTGACCAGACAGCAAATCGAACAAATGTCTGAAGACGAAATAAACGAGAATTGGGAGGAAATTCAACGATTCCTAGAACAAAGGGAGGGCTAATAGATGAGTTTGGATAATTTCATTCCGAAGATTTGGTCCGCTCGGATACTGAAGAACCTTCGGAAAGCTCACGTGTTGGCGCAGGTGGCCAACACCGACTACGAGGGTGAAATCTCCGAGTTTGGCGACACTGTTAAAATTAACAGCATTGGTCCGGTGACCGTCCGTAGCTACCAGAAAGGGCAAGACCTCGAGCGTGACGAGCTGGACAGTGCACAGACCGTGCTGACTATCGACCAAGCCGAATATTTTAACTTCTCTGTAGACGACATTGACACCGTACAACAAAGGCCTAAGGTAATGGATGAAGCGATGGAGGAAGCCGCACACGCTCTGTCCGATAAATCCGACAGCCACTTGGCCAAGTTCGCCAAGCAGGCCAGTCACATTGAAACCGCCGGCGGAACACAGTCCGGCGACGTTTACGAGCTTATCACCGAAGTTAATAGGAAGATGGACGAAAATAACGTACCGCAGGGCAACCGCTGGGGTGTCGTGACTCCGTGGTTCAAACAGAAGATGATTTTAGCTAAGCTCTTTGAACAGCAGGGCAGTTTTAACGCCGACGACGTAGAAAGTGAAGGGTATCTGGGCCGGACTCTCGGAATTGATTTCTTGGTTAGCAATAATCTGGAAACTGACGGTGATGAAAGTTATATGCCGTTTGGTACTCCGAGAGCGCTCAGCTTTGCAGAACAGATACTGTCCACCGAAGCTTACAGGCCGGAAGACGGCTTCGCCGACGCCGTCAAAGGGCTGTACGTTTTCGGTGCCAAGCTGATTGACCCAAAAGCTATGATTACCATTAAGGCCGAACATTCCGCAGAATAACGAGAACAGGAGGGTAAAAAATGGCTGAAGATATAGATGTAACTAAACTAAACCTTAACGAAGCGGTCGATTTGGAAGTTACCTCGGCCGCGGAAGACGAGTTCAGTTTCGATTTTCCCCACGACGCCGCCGTGTTAATTGTTAATTACGCCGGCGCCGATGAGGGAACTGCTGATATTACTATTCCCGCAGGTGGTGACGTAGCTTGGCAGAAAGATAACCAAGAATATGTGCCACTGGAGAAGACCATTTCTAATGGCGAAGCGGTGGCCATAATTCTGGAGTCCGCCAAGTACAAGCAGGACAACGGCACCGTGACTGTGGAAATCGGTGGGGATATTACCGGCAACGAAGACGAGTTGGAATTCTACGTGGTTTCTTTCCCGATGGGAATTGAAACCCACGAAGACTAATTCTGGTGGTCTGCGGGCCGTGGCGGATATGTCCCCCCGCCGTCGCGGCCCCCAAATATAAGGTGGTGATATAATGGCTTACGCTACCGTGGAAGACTTAGAAGAATACCTCGGCAAAGACGCCCCGGACAAGGCCGAACGCTTGCTGGAACGCGCCACCGAGCTTATCAACTATTACACGTTGGACCGGGCTGGTCGAATAATCACGGCGCTTGTGCCGCAGGAGTACGACGAGTGGGAAAAGAACGTGGACTATTTGGAAGGTGACGTGGTGGAATATGAGGAAGACCACTACATTTGCGTTCTCAACCACAAGGCAACCCCGAACACCGAACCACCGAACGTGCTGTACTGGGCCGAGTTTGAGCCAGAAGAGGTTGAGAAGGAAATACTCGCATTTGAAGGCCCGGCCCGCTTGGCGGTGTGTGCGCAGGTGGAATATTGGTTATCCACCGGCGATGAGTTTGGTTTCTTGGGGCGGTTGGCTTCGTATTCCATCGGTAGTCAATCGATTTCGGTGGGACAGGCCGCCGAGGAGGGGTTAACTGAATTGGCCCCCAGAGCCAGACAGGCTTTGACGCGTTTTGGTTTATTTTATAGGGGGGTGAGTTCACGATGAAACTTTTCGTGAAGCCGCATACGGCAACGCTTAAACAGCTGGAAAGTTCTGGTTCTCTTGGCCCGAACTTTGGTGAAGAAATTGAACTTGAGGGCTTTTTTGAAGAAACCCGGGAGCTGGTGCGCGACCAAGACGGCGACGAAGTGGTGTCCAGTTCCCGTTTCTTTACCGACGACTTGGTCCGGCCCAAGACAGGGAGTTTGTTGGAGTTTGATGGTGTGGAACATGACGTTATAAGTTATGATTTACACTGGAGTATACTCAATGGGGAGCACGCTTATACGGTGGTGAATCTCCAATGAGTGTTAAATTCAATTGGAAGGGCGATGAAGTAACCAAGCTGGTTGAGAAGAAATTAACGCAGGCACTTCGCGACGTGGCTCACGTAATGGAAGACGACGCCAACAAAACTGTGCCGCATCGAACCGGCGCTCTGGAGTTGTCTTCGCAGGCGAGCTGGGATTTTGATGAACGCACGGCCGCGGTGAGTTATGACACCAAGTATGCGTTGAGGTTACACGAGTCCGCTCCCGGGGAATTTAACTTCCGCGGCAGGGGCCGGCGCAAATGGCTGGAGCTTACCGCCAAGGAGAACAAAGACCGGTACTTGAACTACATCGCGGAACAGCTCAAGGGGTTGATGTGATGCTACGAGAGGAAATAGCGCGTTACATCGCGCAGGAATTAAATGAATTCACTTGGGACGAAAATATCTTCGTGGATCATATGGCAAAAGACCCAGCAGAAGCGGCCGCAGTTATTGGTTCGGATTCCCCCGACGGCGATTTTTGGATGCCCAATTATCGCGTGGAAGGACTTCAAATAATAGTTCGGAGCGGACGACTCCCCACTTGGGCGCAGAACAGGGGCGAAGAAATCTATGACTTATTGCACGGAATGTCAAACCAAAAGATGGGTGACAACTGGGAGATAATTTCAATGCAAGCTATTGCCGGTGGGCCAACCCCGCTTGGTAGGGACGACAGTGGAAGATTTCGGTTTAGTTTTAATTTCACAATGGAGGTGTTGAAGAATGGCAGTTAAAAGAAAGGTGCCGGCGCGCGATTGGGCGTTTGGGATATACGACCCGGACGAAGGTGAAGGGGAATACATCACCATCGCCGGTTTAACCTCGTTTGAATACAGTCCAACTAAGGAGTCTGCCGAAACCACCGATTTTGATAGTGAAGGTTGGGATGAACACATCCCAATTGGCCGGGGAGCAGAACTCACTTTTGAAGGCTTTTATGTAGAAGACGATGGCGGAACCCGGGACGACGGCCAAGAATACGTGGAAAGTTTGGCCGAAAAAATCGGCCCGGAAGGACTCGTTGTGCTTCATATGGAAAGCCCGTATGGCGGCAAAGAACTCTTTCTCGAGGGTTCTATCGACCTTGGCTCCATTGGTGGGGACACCAATGACGCCACCAGCTGGGGTTTCGAATTTGAAGTGAACGGCAAACCGATGATTGACGACCCAGAAAATGGTGGAGGAACCACAGAATAAACTACAGCGGGGGCGCTTTAACGGCGCCCCCAAAAGTTAAAAGGGGGACGTAAATAAAATGTCTAACAGAACCATCGACTTTGACCAGTATAGGAAGGAAAAGAAAAAGGAACCAGTGATCATCAAGGCGTTTGGTCAAGAATTTGAACTTCCGCCACAAATACCTCTTAAGACTATGGAAAGCATAATCGAACTGCGGCAAAAGCTCGGGAAGGGTGGCACCATACCAGAAGAACAGATATTCACCGCACTTGAACAAATGATTAGCGAAGAAGCTCTAGAAGCTCTAATTGAGGAAGGTGCCGACGTGGACGACGCCGAATGGCTTCTACGTGAAATTTTTAAACAGTACAGAACTTCAGCAGAGAAGGACGCCGAGGAACAAGCGGGAAGTGAAGAGGGAAACTGACTATAAGCTTCGTCGAGTATTGGGACGCCATCGAGAGCGATTTCCAAGCAGTTTACGGGATTGACTTAATTAACTCTGAAATGAGTTGGCGCCGGTTTATCATTCTTTTGAAGAACCTGCCGGCCAATTCCACTGTAATCCGGCGGCTGATGCAAGAACGAGAGGACGTAGCCACCGGGACCAGCGAAATCGACCCAAAAGAAGCGGCGGAGCAGTTTTTTACAGATATGGGGGTGTAATGGATGGCGCTTAAGGTAGGCGAATTGTACCAAACGCTGGAGGTTGACGACAGCGGGTACCAGCAATCAATGGCCGAAGCCGAACAAACCGGAATTGGCCTAGCCGACGTTCTTAAAGTGGGTGTGGCCGGTGCCGCGGCCGGCGTTGGTGCGGCTTTAGCCGGTGCCGCCGCGCAGGGGGCCAGAAATATTAAGCAGTTGGACGACGCCACCAANGATTTCGCTGTGGCTACCGGGGCCACCGAAGAGGAGATGGNAAGCTTCCGGGACACGGTCCAAGACCTGCACAAGGTAAACACCGACAGTTACGAAGAATTGGGCGAAGCCGTAACAGCTATGCGTCAAAGACACGGGGAAGCCAGCGAAGGTATGGAGCAGGATTTTTTAGATTACGCGAAGGTGACCGGTCAAGACACAGCGCAGGCCGTCGAGAGTTTGCACGGCGTGCAGGAAGCTTGGCGGCTGGAAACCGAGGACAGCACAGAAGTAATGGACAAGTTTAAGGCCATCAGCCAAGAAACCGGAATAGACGTACAGGATTTGGAACAAACGATGGGTGAATTGGCGCCGGTGGCCGAAGCGGTGGGAATGGACTTCGATGAAACTGCCGCTCTGCTTGGTCACTTTGAAGCACGCGGCGTGGACGCCAGCACGGCAACCCGCGGTTTAAGAAACGCTATGACCCGACTGGAGGACCCCACCGAAAGCCAAGCTGAAAGTTTGGAGAAGCTGGGCGTGGAAGTCCGAGAAACCGAGGAAGGGTTTGAAGTTGCCGAAGGTGGAATGGAAGACCTAATGGAAAGGCTTAACGAAGGAGAGCTGTCTTCTGAGGAAATGTCCGCCGCGATGGATATTTTGGGTCGACGGGCCGGGGTTGATATGGTCCGGGCGATGGAAGACGGAGAAGCCGGCGTGGAAGAAATGATGGCCGTTATTGAAGATAGCGAAGGTACCGTGGAAAGCGCCAGTGACCAATATGACAAATCACTCGGTGAGCGCTGGACTCTGATACAGCGGAAGTACCTTCACCCGTTTATGGAAACAATCGGTGAAGTTTTAATTGGTGTACTGGAAGACCTTTTGGGTTTCGCTGAAGAGTGGGGACCGAAGGTGGCTGGCGTCTTTGAAACAATCAGCGCCGTTGTTGGCCGGATTTTTGGTTCCGACGGGGAAGCGGCAGAGCAGACCAACGAATTTCGAGAAGCTTTGTCCGGTATTTTCGGAGCCGTTCGCGACATAGTGGGCGGCTTAATTGATAGATTTCAAGACTTCTGGGACCTGTTTGGTGAAGACATCGTGGACAACGTTCTATACACACTGGAACAACTTAAAGTAGTTGCCAGCACCGTGTTTGGAGTTATTGAAGGGGCGCTTGACACTTTGGCCGGAATAATCACCGGGGATTTTAGCCGGGCCATCGAAGGGTTGGAGCAGATTTGGTCCAGTGTGTGGGGCGGCATGCGCGACCTTCTCGAAAACGCTTGGGAACATTTATTTCGTGACCCAATGAACAAACTATGGGATAGGGTAGTGGGTGTATTTGACCCACGCCGAATGGTTGAAGCAGTGTCTGAAACTATGATGGCTCTGGTTGACCGACTCTTGAAGGATATGCCACAACGGTTGGCCGACGGCGCCCGGGAAATGATGGACAGCTTCATCGGCGGTTTGGCCGATGCTGTAGAAGACATTAGATTAATTGGTGGCACTTTGGCTGACAGTTTGCGAGGCTTTATTTCTGGTGAATCGCCACCCCGAGAAGGGGCGCTCTCCGACATCGACAAGGGCGGTGAACGGTTGATGGCCGCTTACGCCGGGGGCCTTCGAGCTGGCGCCGAAAGGTATGTGTTGCCGGCCGTCCGCAATCTGGCTGATGAAATGCGTTCGAGTTATGGGGAAATGGAAGAAGACACCAAGGAACACCATGAGCGACAGGAAGAAGACACCAAGGAATATTATAGTTGGCTCGAGGAAAGAACTGAAGGCGTAGGTCAAACGTTGGAAAGTGCGTTCTCCACCGCATTTCACCAAATCCTATCCGGAACGAAATCCTTCGGCGACGCTATGCGCAGTATGTTTAGCAACTTAATCGACAACCTAATTAGTCAGATAGCCGATTTCTTGGCTCAACAGGCGGTGCAAGGTTTCTTATCCATCGCAACCGGCGGTTTGGGTGGAGTCGGTGGCGGAATTCTTGGAAGTATCCTTGGTGGTATTTTCCACGACGGTGGCATCGTGGGCCGGTCCGGTCCAATTGGTGACGAAAGGCTGGTTATGGCTCAAGTGGGGGAAGGGATCATTAGCCGTGACACGATGAGAAGGGGGATGCAAACCAACGGTGGACCGGGCAAGGCCGACATCACCATAGAACTGGACGGTCGGGTTCTAGCTAAAGCTGTAGAACAGCCGCTGGCGGACCGAATTCGCGTTAAAGGTGGGGTGATTATGTAATGGAATTTTATATCTCCGACGAAAAGGTGCCTGTTCTAACCGGCAGTTTGGATATCGAAAAGACCATCGAAAATCGCTCCACTGCTTCTTTCACAGTTAAGGATTTGCACAATGAATTTCAGTTCAAGAAGGGAATGCAGGTTCGAATTGAAGACGGTGGGGATTTGGTGTTCCGTGGTTTTGTTGAAATTAGCAAAAAGAAGGCAGTGACTAACACCGGCCAGTTCTTTCACTTGGTAGATTGTGTTGATATGCATTATCTGGCGGATAAACGGATTGTGGCTCTAGCACAAACCGACACCACAGCAAGCACTGTGGTAGAAACTATAGTAAGTAGGTATTTGATGGAAGAAGGTTTAAAGGGTGTGCTTCGATACTGGTACGACTACGAAAACCAAACTTGGGACGAGGTGAGACAAAATGAGTTTTGACCCTACAAAACCTAATTTGGGGAATAAAATAGGTGATGACATCCCGCAAATAAGAGAAAACTTTGAATTACTCGAAGATAGTCAAGTAGTAGATGAAGGAAGCACAGCAGATGGTGATTATATAAGGTATGAGAATGGGTGGCAGATATGCACAGCTGTTTTGACTTTAGATGTTTCTACTTTAAGTTCAGCTAATAATAGATATGCTGATTCTGGAGGGGATAATACTCATTTGTTTCCTAACACTTTTGTGTCTGCGCCCAAATCATCT